GACCCGACCGGGAAACAGGTCTACGAAGCAGCGCAGGATTACCGAGAGATGCTGTTTCAGCGTCAGCATGTGGTCCCGGCTGGACGTGAGGGTGCGAGTGATGCTCTCGCATCACAGGGCATCCCCGGTATCCGCTATCTCGACGCCGGATCACGCGCAGGCGGCGAAGGCACACGCAACTTCGTCATCTTCGATGATTCCCTCGTCTCCATCCTGAAGAAATACGGCGTCGCCCTCCCCGTCATCGAAGGACTCCGCGAGCGCGCCAAGCAGAACGGCGGCGTGATCTCACGGCAGGACGTAGACAGCCTCCAGTGAACTAATGCCGCCGGATGATCGCGTGTCCAATGCGACCGACTATGAGGTCACCTACGGACGCGTCTGCCCATTTTGTGGCAATGCCGACCTCCGGTTGATCGAGGCGATCCGCGCCGGATTCGCGTGCCACGTCTGCAGCCGTCTCTGGGCGGCGATTCCAAGCAAGTATCGCGGCGACTGGAGATCGTGATGGCGAGTGTCATCCTCTACTGCCGGAAATGCGATAGCGGCTACGCCAGCGTGGGCGACCTCCCTGTGCATTGCCCCGCCTGTGGGCAGGAGACGCTCTGGTCAACCTTCCCGCCGCATGGGAACAAGGTAGACGGCTGGAATCCCACACGCGATGACCTCACGTTCCTGAAGGTCTTGAAAATCGGCCCCCTCTAACATTCCACTTGACAACCTAAACCAGCGCGGGTTAGTCTCCGCGCATGGCAAAGACATTCTCTTGGCGGCAGGAACCGGAACTGATGGCTCGGTTACGGAACGCCCAGAATGACCCCGCGAACGAGAACCAGGACATTATGACCATCGTGGGATTCTTCGAGTCTCGCGAGGAACTCGAGCGCCACGTCCGGCGCTACGAGTTGAAGGCGCTTGTGGAGGCGTGATGACAACTCTTGTGATCGGACTCGCAGCTTCGCTGTTCCTCGTCAACGTGATGCTCTGGGCGCTGGTGCTGAAGCAGCGGCAGGACATCCATCGCATGGTCGAATCTCGGGCTGAGTGGTGGGACGCCTATCCTGCCGCGCTGGACGAAGCGGATCGAGCGCATCGCGTGATCATGGCCCAGCGTGATGCCCATGAAGAACTGCAGCGTGCGTTCCTCCAGATGGTGCGGACTGGACGTGCGGCATGATCAGCCTCGCTATCGTCTTGCTCTGTGCGTATACCGTGGGTCTCGGATTCGCGTTGCTGAAGGCGTAAACGAACGAACGGCCCAGACGGGACCAGTCGTCTGAGCCGCTCACACCTGCAACTGGCAAAGGAGTAGCAGATGCCGAATGGAACGATACCAGATTTCGAGTGGCGCGGCTTCCTCGACGCCACGCTCGCCTTCTTGACTGCCAACCCGCTTGCGCTCGCGCTGGTGGTAACTGCGGCCTTCATCGTCCTTTGCGAGCTGTGCTTCGCGTATGCGAAGGAGTCTGCCAGGATTCGCACGGCTGAACGCGAGGCGGCACGGAAGCAGTCGCAGCGCACGGCACAGGCGCAACTACTGGACGCGATTGCTCGCGCACGGAGGGGCTGATGGACACGCGCAGCCACTACATTCCCAGTTTCACCAGAATCAATACGACCGCAGTGAAGCATGACGGCGCAGGTCATCTGCAAGCCATCTGCGGGGCGTGGACGACACCTGACAAGCACAAGATTGACCCAGAGGAATTGACGTGCTGGGGCTGCAAGGTCTGGATGGAAAACATCGGGATTGCCGACCAGAAAGAGAGCTAGGGACCAGATGAAGGTATACGCCGCTATCGCCGCCGTCGCCGCGCAACTCGCGAAGGACGGCATCAGCAAGAGTCGCAAGAACGAGCAGCAGGGCTTCAAGTTTCGCGGCATCGATGAAACGCTCAACGCGCTCGCCCCGTTGCTCTCGTCGCATGGCCTCGTCGTCCTACCGCGGATGCTCTCGAGGGAGTTGACCGAACGTCAGAGCCGCAACGGTGGTGTGCTGTTCTCCGTGGTGGTGGATGCCGAGTTCGACTTCGTGGCGGTCGAGGACGGCAGCAAGCACACCGTCAAGACCTACGGTGAGGCAATGGATTCCGGCGACAAGGCCACGAACAAGGCCATGAGCATCGCCTACAAGTATGCGGCGTTCCTAGCCTTCTGCATCCCGGTCGAAGGGATGGGCGCGGATGCCGATACGGTAGTGCATGACGTGGTGCCAACCGTGCCTGATGGGTTCGACGACTGGTGGGATTCCATGATCGCGGTGGCCGACAACGGTCTGCCGGCGCTGGAAGCCGCGTTCAAGGAAACGACTCGCAAGGACGTGAAGAAGTTCGCCGTGTCGGAGCGTCGAGAGCAGTGGGCCACCCTGAAGAAGCACGCCGCCGCGGCGAAGGTGGCCGAGTGACGCCGGAGGAACGCGTCAAGCAGTGGCGCGACTGGGCCATCTTCGTCTTTTCCATTGCTGACGGTGGGTTGATGACAGACGTCGAATTGCAGGAGAAGGTCTGCGAGGCATACGACGCCGATGTCGAGGCCGCCGAACGGGAGTCCGACGAATGAAAATCATCGAGTGCGAGCAAAGGTCGGAGGCTTGGGTGGCCGCTCGTCGCGGTATGCTCACGGCGTCCAGCCTAGGTGATGCCTTCGCGACGACCAAATCCGGCTCCACCAGCCGCCGCAATTTGAAGCTCCGGATTGTTCTGGAAAGGCTAACGAACAAGTCACAGGAGAGCGGCTACACCAACGCCGCGATGGAGCGAGGCGTCCTGCTCGAGCCGGAAGCCCGTGCGGCCTACGAGGCGGAATCCGGCCTGCTGGTGGATGAAGTGGGCTTCATCGTCCATGACGAACTACTGACCGGGGCCAGTCCTGACGGCCTGATTGGGGAGGACGGCGGCATCGAGATCAAGTGTCCTGGTGCTGCCGCGCATCTCGATTACCTGAAGGGCGAGATTCCAACCGACTACCGGCTGCAGATCGCGCACTGCCTGTGGCTGACCGGACGTGCGTGGTGGGAGTTCGCATCTTTTTCACCGGACTTTCCCGAACCGTTGCGGTTGAAGGTGCGGCGTCTCTATGCGAAGGACATCGACATGGCCGCGCACGAACTCAATGTTCGCAATTTCTTGACCGAAACGGACAAGGAGCTTGCGGAGGTGCAGGCATTGATGGGAGCCGCGGTATGACGTGGAGCATGGAGCGTCAGCGCGTCTACCTCGTAGGCTGGCGCGCACGGCGTCGAGCGCAGGGACTGTGTCAGACATGCTCTGAGCGGTCAGATCGCTTCTCGCGGTGTCTGGCGTGCCGTCGGAGGGCTAATGCGCTGAAGGTGCTACGTCGGTTCTGCCGACGCAGTGGGCTGCTCGCATGACCGCCGTTCCGGTGTTCCATGCGACCGTGTCAGAGAAGGGAACTCTGGTTATGCCGCTTGCGGTGCGCGGCCTGCTTCAACGCCATCTGGGCACACTGAAAGGCAAGCCCGTGGTGCTGACCATCAAGGCAGAGACCAAGACACGGACAGACCGGCAGTCCCGCTATTACTTCGGCGTCGTCGTCCCACTCATCGCGGAACATTGCGGATACGAGAAGGACGAGATGCACGAATGCCTCGCGATGCGGTTCCTTCGGATCGAGGATGACCCGATTACCGGCTCGCCGCGCCGGAAGCGGACGCCGGCGACCGACACACGGGAATTTGCGGAATATGTCGATGCGTGTATCAGGCTCGCATCGGAATTGGGCGTTTACATTCCTGATCCTGGAGCGACTGAATGACGACGAAGAATGTCCATGCTCAAGCCCTCGGACGATTGGGCGGGCTGGCGATGAAGGGTGTCACCACGCCGAAGAAAGCTCGCGCATCGAGAATCAATGGTCGGAAGGGTGGGCGCCCGAAGAAAGTTACAAAATAGCTTGACACCCACAACGCCGTGGGTTTAGGATTCACGCATGGAATACATCAACGAGCAAGGCCGACACATCAAGGTGCGCTGCGAGCGGTGCCGCGAAGCCGTCTGGATGCCGCTGGAAGAGCGCAAGGCGAATCCCGGCCCAGTAACGTGCGGCACCTGCCAGATGTTCTTGGAGCAGCATCCTGACGTGGCGGAAGCCGAGTTCCAGATGGCGATCAAGCGGTCGCAGCAGGACAGCGTCGATATGCGCCAGCGTTGGGCGAAGCAGGACGCGCAGAAAGGTGTGCGGTGATGGCTGTTCGTATGGGAAGGACAGGATCGGTGCAGCGTCAGGTGTCAGAGCCGACCGCTCGCCGCTATCGCGTCACCCTTTGGGCCGACGTGCTACTCGAGGACGGCGAACCCCAATACACCGCGAAGGAGCTGGAGAAGCATCTGATCACGGTGCTGCGGAAGGCCGAACCAGAGTGCGACGTTGAAGTGATGGACTACGAGGACGTGGAGGCGTAATGGCTGGTATGGCGAACTGGATTCGGATTGAGCTGGCGAAGCGCGCGCGTCCGACCTGTCCTGACTGCAACGGCACGGGTGTCATTACCTACACTGCACGGAACATCCACGGGGAAGAGGAATGCGCCTGTGAGTGCGTCGAGAAGGCGATGGCGAGGCGCTGATGGGTCTCGGCGGCGTTCCTTGCCCGAAGCCGGAGCGCGGCTCCAACCGTCGCAGCCGACGATCGAAGCGTAATGCGCTGGCGAAGAAGTTTCGAGACGCGGTATGGGCGCGCGGCGATGTCTGCGAGGTCTGTGGCGCTGGGCCGCTCCTGCGGACGCTCGACGTGCTACACAGCAGGGCGGGACACGTCTCCCATGACCGTGGCCGGCGGGTAGCTCCTGCGGATCGCTTCAACCCTGACGCCGCGAAGTTGAAATGTCGCACCTGCCATTTACAGGGCGACCACGGTATGAGGTTCTAAATGACCAGATTAGACGCCTTCCGCGCCCTCTTGGCGCAACGAGACAATACCGACGAAGGACACGTCATCACGTATGACGAGAAACAGATCAGTGCGGCATGGATTACGTGTGCGGTTTGTAATCGGTCGTTCTACATGACCGACCATAAGCAGACGGTCTGTGTTCGCTGCCGGAGGCGTTCGTGAATTACGCCGACTTCCTCCGCGATAAAGCGCTCGTTGTCGCGCCGGTCGGCTTCGACCCGCTGCCGATGACCGCTCCGCTGTTTCCCTTCCAGCGCGACATCGTGACGCTGGCCTGCAAGCTCGGACGGTTCTGTATCTGGGCTGATTGCGGTATGGGGAAGACGCCGATGCAGCTCGAATGGGCGTCCCAGGTTTGTCAGCAGACCGGTGGCCGAGTGCTGATTCTGGCCCCGCTCGCTGTCAGCCATCAGACCGTCCGTGAAGCGCAGAAGTTCGGTATTGCCGGCGTGGCCTTTGCGGCCTCACCGTCCGATACCGACGCCAGAATCGTCGTCACGAACTACCAGAAGCTCGATCGGTTCAATCCGGCCGACTTTGTGGGCATCGTGCTCGATGAATCGAGCATCCTCAAGGCAATGGACGGCAAGACGCGCTCAGCCATCCTTGATGCCTTCCGCCGCACGCCGTATCGGTTGGCCTGTTCGGCCACGCCGGCGCCGAACGACTACATGGAGCTCGGGAACCATGCCGAGTTCGTGGGCGTGATGACCCGCGAAGAGATGCTCGCCATGTTCTTCGTCCATGACGGCGGAGAGACCTCGCAGTGGCGCATCAAGGGCCATGCGACGTCGAAGTTCTGGGAATGGGTCTGCTCCTGGGCGGTCACGATTCGGAAACCCTCCGACCTCGGGTATGACGATGCGACGTTTGTCCTGCCACCACTCACAATGATCGACCATATCGTCCATACGCCCATCGAGGCGATTACGGACGAGAACGGGCAGGCCGGACTCTTCCCGACGCAAGCGCTCACACTCGGGGATCAGCGGTCGGTGCAGCGGGCCTCGCTTGAGTTGCGCGTCTCTGACGCGATTACGCTGGCGAATCAGCCGG